TAGAACAGAATTTCCAACTCCTGATTTTTTACCTAATAATCCTTTTTCTATAACAAACGGAAATAAAATAATGACTGTAAGTTTTCCTGATTACTCTACAGAAGCTCAAGGAGGAGAATTAAATTATGTGAGATTTCAAGGTGTTAAAAGTGCTGTTGGTGCTAGATCAATAGAACAAATAGAATTATCCTCTACACTTAATGCAAATATTTCTGCTACAGCTACTTCAATTACTTTATCTGCTGGAGATGGTTCTTTTTGGTTGCCATCAAATAGCTATGTAGTAATTGAAAAAGTAAATAGTGAAACAGGTAGATATGAAAATGAAGTTGTTTTTTATCAAACTTCAACTATTGATGTAGGTACAAGTATAGTAACTTTAAATAACTGTGTTCGTGGAACGGCTGCTACTTTTAGAGGAGAAACTTTTCCTAATACTACTGCAAGTTCTCATTTAGCAGGTGCTAAAGTTTTTGGTTGTCGTCTTGCTTCTATAGATCCAGATACTGTTGTGACAGGTGCACAACCAGCAACTATACAACAATATAATAGATTTACTGTTGACATGCTTGAAAATTCAACGTCGACAGCAACAGGAGGCGGTTTACAGTGTACAGTTGGCCCAGTAAATGATAGAGCTTAATTATGATAAATAAAATTTGGAATTGGATAAAAAATATTTTTAAACCTGAAAAACAGGACCCTCATCTTACAATGTATGAGGAAGTAGAGGAAACTCCAAGACAAAAAAAGATACGTTTAAAATATAAAAAGGAGTCAGAATAATGGCTGGATTAAGTTATAGTGATTTAGTTACACAAATAAGAAATTATACTGAAACAGATTCAAATGTTTTAACAACTGCTATTTTGGAAAATATAATTTTAAATTCTCAGTATAGAATAATGAGAGATATTCCTATTGATGCAGATAGATTACAACAAGAAGGTAATTTAGTAACAGGTCAAGAATCTATCAATGCTCCAGCAGGTGCTTTATTTATAAGAGGTATCCAAGTTTATGATTCAACATCTTCTATAGCTGGTGCTAATACATGGTTAGAGAAAAAAGATGTAACTTATTTACAAGAATATGTATCTTCAACAGAATCTTCAAAAAGAGGTAAACCTAAATATTATTCTATGTATGGAGGAGCAACAGGTAATACAGATACTACATCTGGAAGAATGTTTCTTGCCCCGGTTCCTGATACAACATATAAATTTAGAGTACATTATAACAAGATGCCAGCTACTTTAGAGTCTGGAAATACTACAAACTATATAAGTCTAAACTTTCCAAATGGTTTATTATATTGCTGTCTATCAGAAACATATGGATTCTTAAAGGGTCCAATAGATATGTTGACACTATATGAAAATAAGTATAAACAAGAGGTACAAAAGTTTGCTAACGAACAAGTTGGTAGAAGACGAAGAGATGACTACACAGATGGCGCTATTCGAATATCAATTAAATCAGCAAACCCATAGGAGATAAATTATGGCAATATCATCGGCAATATGTAACAGCTTTAAACAAGAAATTTTAGTTGGTACTCACAACTTTACAGCATCAAGTGGAAACACTTTTAAAATAGCTTTGTTTACAAGTTCAGCATCTTTAGGTGCAGGCACAACAGCTTATTCAACATCAAATGAAATTTCTAATACATCTGGTTCAGCTTACAGCGCGGGTGGTGCAACATTAACAAGTGTTACTCCAGCTTTATCTGGTTCAACAGCAGTATGTGATTTTGCAGATGTTAGTTATACTTCAGCATCTTTTACAGCTAATGGTGCATTAATTTATAATGATACTCAATCTGACAAAGCTGTAGCAGTCATTGCTTTCGGTGGTGATAAAACAGTTTCATCTGGAACTTTTACAATTCAATTTCCAACAGCAGACGCATCTAACGCAATAATCCGTATAGCGTAAGGAGGAACTCCTTATGGCTTCAACCTGGGGTAATAACACTTGGGGATCCAACGAATGGGCTGATGATGTAATTTTAAATTCATTAACAGGTCAAGAATTATCATCAAACGTAGGTTCTACTTTAGAAGCTTTCAACGAAGAAGGTTGGGGTAGATTAAAGTATGGTGTAGCTGATTGGGGTGAAGGAGCAAATGAAACTATTTCTCTCGGAGGTTTAGCTGTTACTTCTTCTGTAGGATCTTTAAATATAGAAGTTGCATACCTATTAGAAATGATAGGTTCTAATCACTCTTTAACTTCAAGTGTTGGTAGTCCACAAATTGATGGTGAAATAGGTGTACCACTAACAGGAGTGTCAGCAACTTTTGCAACTCCAACTTTATCATATGCTGGAACATTAGTTGGTTGGGGTAGAGATGAATGGGGAGATTTAAGTTGGGGTGAATCACCAAATCAAGTTATAGGTTTAGTAGGTCAAGAAATAGAATCTACTTTAGGATCACCAACATTAGAATTTGCATATGAATTATCTAGTCAGGTTGCGACCACAAGTGTTGGAAGTTTAAGTTTTGTAATTAGTCCAACAATTAGTTTAACTGGACAAGCAGCCACATCCGATGAAGGACTTTTAGGTTTAGCTTTTGGTGTAAGCACTGAACCCGTAACAGGAATAGCTTTAACTTCTAGTTTAGGAACTCCTGGATTAGAGTTTGGTCCAAGTGCCATTACCGGTGTAGCAGCAACAACTGGTGTTGGAGACTTAACTATAGGATCTGTTGAATTACTTAATCTAACTGGAGTAGCATCTACTTCTTCAGTAGGATCTATTTTACCTGCAGATGTGATAGGTTTAACAGGTCAATCTTCTACGTCTGCTGTAGGATCTATTACACCTACAGATGTAGTACAAGGATTAGTGTTAGATCAGCTTACATCTACTGTAGGATTATTAGGAATAGAGGCTTACGCAAATATTGACACTGGATCAAATACAAGCTATACAAGTGTTGCAACGGGATCAAATAGTAGTTATTCTAATGTTGCAACAGGATCAAATACAAGTTATACTGACGTTGCATAGGAGATAAAATTTATGGCATCAACATATACACCTCTAGGTATAGAGCTTCAAGCAACTGGTGAAAACGCTGGTACATGGGGAACTAAAACAAACGCTAATTTAAACTTAGTATCACAATTAACAGGTGGTTTTGCATCATTATCAATTGCTGGTGGCGCACAAACTACTACTTTAACTGTTGCCGATGGTGCTTTGACTGGAACAGCTCAACAAAGAATGATTGAGTTTACAGGTTCAATTACAGGAAATCAAATTGTTACAATTCCAAATGATGTAGAAACTTTTTATTTTTTAAGAAATTCAACATCAGGTGCTTACACGGTACAATTTAAATACGCAACAGGTTCAGGAGATACATTTACTTTTGCGGCAGGAGATAAAGGAACAGCAGTTTTATTTGCAACAGCAAATGATGGAACTAATCCAGATATATATACTTTACCAGCAGGTGATGTAACTCTTACTGGAACACAAACTTTAACAAACAAAACTTTAACTAGTCCTAAAATAGGAACTTCCATTTTAGATACTAATGGCAATGAATTAGCTTTACTAACAGCCACAGGTTCAGCAGTTAATGAATTTACAATAGCAAATGCTGCTACAGGAAACGATCCAACTTTATCTGCAACAGGTGGTGATTCAAATATTGACATAGCTATTAAACCAAAAGGAACTGGAGAAACAGTTTTTGGAACAGGTGCCGCAAATGCAACTATAACTTCTAGTGGAGCACATGATTTAATTTTAGATACTAACTCAGGTACTAACTCAGGTACAATTACAATTACAGACGCAGCTAATGGAGACATAACTATAGCTCCCAATGGAACTGGAGTTGCTAAAGCAGTAGATGCTGGAGATAACACTGGTGCAATTAAAATTGCAGGTAAAGAAACTATATGGATTCCCGCTGCAGCCATGTACGCTGCAACTACTAATGGAGCTGACGCAGAACAAGTAGAAACAACAGCAACAAGACCAGATATGAAAGTATTTGATTTTGATGCTAGTACAAAACAATACACACAATTTACAATAGCTATGCCAAAATCATGGAATGAAGGTACTTTAACTTATCAAGTTTACTGGGCACCTAGCACGACTAACACAGGAAATGCTATTTTTGGTTTACAAGGTGTTGCATGTGCAGATGGTGATACTATCGATGTTGCATATGGAACAGCTATAGAAGTTACGGACGCCGGTATAGGAACAGTTGAAGATCAACAAATTACAAGTGAAAGTAGTGCTATGACAGTTGCAGGTTCTCCTGCAGCAGGTGAACAATCTTACTTTCAACTATACAGAGATGCAGCGGATGGTGGTGACACATTCACTGGTGAATGTAGAGTTCTAGGTATCAAATTATTCTTTACTACTGACGCGGCTAACGACGCATAAGGAATTTAGATATGAGAGATTTAAAAAATAAACTTACAACTGGTAAGAACACAAAAAACATCCAAGGTAAAAAAGGTAAAATGTTCGGTTATCAAGTCTTAGGATTTGGATCAGGAGCTGATGGTGGTTGGGATGGTTCAGTAGAATATTTAATAGTAGCCGGAGGTGGTGGTGGTGCGGGAAACCAGTCACCAAGATCAGCTTCTGGAGGCGGAGGCGGAGGAGGAGGATATAGAACTTCTTTTCCTGGTTTTATAGGAGTAAAATTAGTTTTAGCAGAGGGTGGCACTTATCCAGTATCAGTTGGAGCTGGTGGTGCAAAAAGTGATAACCCTAGTAACAATTCACAAGGTGCAAGAGGTGGAAATTCAGCAATAACACACCCAACAATAACAGATATAGAAGCAACAGGTGGTGGTGGCGGAGGTGCAGTAAATGCAAGCGGACTTCCTGGAGGCTCTGGAGGTGGTGGTGGAAATTCTCCTAGTAGTTCTTCATCAACGGGAGCTGGAAACACGCCTCCTGTAAGTGCAACTCCTGTAATGCCTGGAGGACAAGGTTATCCGGGTGGTAGCCCAGCAACTAATTATGAATCTATGGGTATACCCGGTGGTGGTGCTGGAGGTGCTGGTACTGCTTCTGAAACTCCCGGTACTCCTACTCCCGGTACAGGAGGAATCGGTTTATCTAATTCAATATCAGGAAGCTCTGTAGGATACGCTGGAGGCGGCGGCGGTGGCGGTGCCGGTTGGGCTGGACACAAAGGCGGCGGTGGAGGTGGACAACCACAAACATCAAGCAGTCGTGGATTTGGTGCTGGTCATGGAGGTGCGGCTGGAAACCCATCTCATAGCGCAAACGCCATAGCTGGTGCTGATAATACCGGCGGTGGAGGCGGTGGAGGCGGAGTTCCAGTTGTAAACCCTATAGTTAGTCCAGCAGCAAATGGAGGTAGTGGTATTGTTTTTATAAGAACTCCAGGAGATGTAAATTTAGGTGTAAGTCCAGGAACTAACTCAGTTGCAACTTTACCTAGTGGAGAAAAAGTAGCAACATTTACTGTTTCAGGGAATTTAACAACTTAATTATTATGGCACATTTCGCAGAATTAGATTCAAACAATATAGTAATAGAAGTTAAAAAGGCTTGTAATATTGATATTCAAAATAATGGTGGAGAACAATCTGAGCAAGCTGCAACACATTTTAAAAGTGTTTGTCCATTATCAGAAAATGGAATTAAATATGTTCAAACTTCTTATAATGATAATTTTAGAAAACAATATGCGGGTGTTGGTTATTTTTATGACTCTACAAAAGATAAATTTTTAAGTCCACAACCTTACCCTTCATGGTCATTAGATAGTAATGACGATTGGCAACCACCAGTACCAGAACCAACAATTACAACTGATGGTTCAGACCCTATAGAGACTGCAGTGTGGGTATGGAGTTATGGTTGGGATGAAGATGTATATCAAGCTGATAATACTAAAGGTTGGAAAGGTAAAAAAATGAATTTAAATAATACAGATCATACTGACACAGCTACTTACTATTGGAACGGAACAGACTGGGTTACTGAATAATTAATTCTTTACTTTTATAATATTATTTAATATAAATAATATTTATATAAAGATTATAAATGAATTTGCAAAATTATTATTATTATTTTCAAAATGCTCTTACACCTAGATTTTGTGATGAGTTGATTAAATATGGAACTTCAAAACAACAAGAATTAGCAAAAATAGGACACTTATCTAAAAAAAATTCTTTAACTAAAAAAGAAATAAAAGATTTAAAAAAAACAAGAGATTCAAATATTACATGGCTTAACGATCGATGGATTTATAGAGAAATACAACCCTATATACATCAAGCAAATAAAAATGCTGGTTGGAACTTTGATTGGGATTATTCTGAAAGTTGTCAATTTACAAAATATAAATTAAACCAATACTATGATTGGCATTCTGATTCTTGGCCTGATCCCTATGCTGATGAAACAGATTTAAATATGAATGGTAAGATTAGAAAATTATCTGTTACTTGTTCTTTATCTGATCCAAAAGATTATAAAGGTGGAGAATTAGAATTTGATTATAGAAACCTTAATCCAGAAAAAAAAAGAAAATTTGTAAAATGCAAAGAAATACTTCCTAGAGGGTCTATCGTTGTATTTCCGTCATTTGTTTGGCATAGAGTCAATCCTATAATAAAAGGTACTAGATATTCTTTAGTAGTTTGGAATTTAGGATTGCCGTATAAATAATATGAAAGTATTTTTACAAGATAATTTTTTAACTGTTAAAGAATGTAAAAAATTAATAAAATTATATAAAGCTTGCCCAACACCTGAAAGATTTAACACAACCTATCCAATGTTTTTAACAATAGGTCAACTACCAAAACTAGAAGAAAAAATTAATAAAATAGGTATGGATATAAATAGATCTGTAATAGATTGGTTTCAAATTGTTAAGTGGCCTTGTCCTAATTTAGGCAAAGATATTCATTACGACACAGCTTCTAATAAAACTACTCTAAGTAGCATTATTTATTTAAACGATAATTATGACGGTGGTCATACTTTTTTTAAAGATGGCACTAGTTTTGCTCCTGTGACGGGTAGAGCTATTTTTTTTGATGGAAATTATTATGAACATGGTGTATCTTCATCAACTAAGAACGACAGATATACTGTAGCAACATGGCTAAAACATAATGAGCTTTAAAAAAAATAAATATTCAATATTAAAAAAAGCTATATCTTCTGAATTAGCAAATTTTGTTTATAAATATTTTCTTAACAAAAGAGAAGTTGCAAAATTTTTATTTGCTAATAGATATATATCGCCTTTTACAGAATATTATGGTGTATGGAATGATGAACAAGTACCAAATACTTATTCACATTATAGTGACATTGTAATGGAAACTTTATTACAGGAAGTAAAACCTATAATGGAAAAACATACAAAATTAAAATTATCTGAAACTTACTCTTATGCAAGAATTTACAAAGAAGGTGATGTGTTAGCTAGACATAAAGATAGATACTCATGCGAAATATCTACTACATTAAATTTAGGTGGTGATTCATGGCCAATATATTTAGACCCAACAGGTAAAAAGGATCAAGCTGGTGTTAAAGTACAACTAGATCCAGGTGATATGTTAATCTATTCTGGATGTGATCTTGAACATTGGAGAGAAGAATTTAAAGGCAAAAACTGTGGTCAAGTATTTTTACATTATAACAAAGCTAATTCTAAAATAGCTAAACAAAATTATTTAGATAAAAGACCATTGTTGGGTCTTCCCTCTTGGTTTAAAAATACTAAAATAAATAAAAAATAAATGAAAAAAATTATAGTTGTAGGTGGTGGTAGTGCTGGATGGATGACAGCTTCTACACTTATTAAATGTTTTCCAAATAAATCTATAACAGTTATAGAAAGCCCGAATGTTCCAACTGTTGGTGTGGGAGAAAGCACTATCGGTCAAATAAGAGGTTGGACTTCTTTATTAGGTATTGAAGATAAAGATTTTATTTCACATACTGATGGTAGTTATAAACTATCAATTAAATTTACAGACTTTTATAAAAAGGGTCATGCTTTTCATTATCCTTTTGGAACACCAAATACTGACAACAATTTATCTGAAATAAATGATTGGTGGTTCAAAAAAATATACAAACCTAAAACGCCTAATTCTGATTTTGCTAATTGTATCTTTCCGCAAATGGCATTAGTAAATGAGAATAAATTTTTTTTTAACAAAGACAATAAATTACCTTTTAATATTAAACAAGATACTGCTTTTCATTTTGATGCTACAAAATTTGGTCTATGGTTAAAAGATCACTATTGTTTGCCTAGAGGTGTTAAACACATTAAAGAAGATATTAAAACAATCGAACAAGATAAAAATGGCATCAAGTCATTAAACAAAAAGTATAAAGCTGATTTGTTTATAGATTGCACAGGTTTTAAATCTTTATTATTAGATAAAACATTAAAAGAAGAATTTATATCTTTTGAAAATTTACTACCAAACAATAAGGCTTGGGCAACAAAAATACCTTATAAAAACAAAAAGAAAGAATTAGAAACATTTACTAATTGTACAGCTATTGAAAATGGTTGGGTTTGGAATATCCCAATGTGGACAAGGATTGGCACAGGCTATGTTTATTCAGATAAATTTGTTGATGACGAAACAGCACTTCAACAATTTAAAAAACATCTAGGTAAAAAAGCACCTAAAAATAAATCTGATTATAAAAATATTAAAATGCGAGTAGGTATTCATAAAAGATTATGGGTTAAAAATGTAGTAGCGATTGGTTTATCTGCTGGTTTTATAGAACCATTAGAAAGTAATGGTTTATATTCTGTGCATGAATTTTTAATTGAATTAGTAAGAAATTTAAAAAGAGGTAAAGTATCACAATGGGATAGAGATAATCATAACTTTACTTGTTATAAAAAATTTCAAAGCTTTGCTGAGTTTGTTGCACTTCATTATGCTTTATCACACAGAGATGATACTAAATACTGGAAAGCAAATTTAAATAAAGAATGGAGTAAAGGTGTAACTGATAAAGTTAATCCGTTAGTTCATGGTATTTTAAACTCTATGATAGACAGAAATGCTAATTTTTACCATGATAAATTAGGTGGTATTTCTTCTATATCTGCTGGTATGAATTGGTCGCCAACAGATTTAGAAACATTAATAGCCTACAATAAAAATAATAATATGGAATATTGGAATAGTGTTTTTAAAAAATCCACAGATAATTTAGAATATAAAAAAAAGAAATGGAAAGATGCTGTTAAAGGTGCACCTATTTTACATGACTTTTTATTAAAAAATTATATGAAAAAATGAAAATTACTATTATAGGTAGAGGAAATGCTGGTTGTATATCTGCAATGCATTTTGCTCATTATAGAAATAATATAAATACAAAAATAGAAATAGATTTATTATTTGATTCTAACATTCCACCTGTTCCTACAGGACAAGGAACTACTTTAGATTTTCCTGAAATTTTATTTAATTGTTTTAATTTAGGATATTTAGACAAATTTCCATCTACAAAAAAAACAGGGATAATGTATGAAGACTTTGGTAAAAATAAAGATAAAGTTTTTCATAATTTTCCAGTAGGAAATTATTCTTTACATTTTGACCCTAAAGATTTTCAAGATTTTGTATGTAAAAATTTAAAGATTAATTTTAATGAAATAGATGAAAACGTAAAAGACTATAAACAAATTGATTCTGATTATATTATAGATTGCAGGGGTTCTCCAAAAACATTAAAAGGTTATGAAGAATTAGTTAGTCCTGTTAATTGTGCTTTGTTATCTACATTACCAAAAAAAGAAAATGATGTTGAATATACTAGATCAATAGCACATGAAAATGGTTGGTGTTTCTACATACCTTTGCCTGACAAAACATCTTTAGGTTACATATTTAATAAATCTATTACTAATGTTGATCAAGCCACTAAAAATTTTAAAAATACTTTTAATGTAAAAAAAGTAAACAAAGTTTTTCCATTTAAACAATATGTAGCAAAAGAACCTATTATTGATAATAGAGTTTTATTAAATGGTAATAAACTATTTTTTCTAGAACCTTTAGAAGCAACTGCTATGGGCTGTTATATTAATTCTGCTAGGTTTTATTTTGATTATATATTTAACAATGCCAGTAAAGAATACACATCTAATAAAATTAAAGAATATGTTTATCAACTACAAGATTTTATTTTATGGCATTATTCTTATGGTTCTAAATATGATACTATTTTTTGGAAACATTCTAAAAATTTATGGCATAGCCATAATAAACAAGAGATAGAAAAAATTATAACAATATCAAGAGACATGTCTAAACAAGACATACAAAAAAGCCTGCATTCAAATTTTAAATATGCACAATGGCAATTATGGAATTTTAACAATTTTATAAAAGGCATGGAATAGTTGTATAATTTGACAAAATTTAAAAAATAATCTATACACTAGGTTTGCAGGGGGAGGATCCACCACATATTCCCCTTGCTTTTAATCTGTTGCTCTCAATAGAAATGTGTTATAACTTAATAAACGGATTAATTTATGCTACAAAAGATAGGATTCCAACCTGGATTTAATAAACAAGTTACAGAAACCACAGCTGAAGGGCAATGGGTTGATGGAGATAATGTACGTTTTAGATATGGAACACCTGAAAAGATAGGTGGTTGGCAACAATTAGGTGAGTCAAAACTTACAGGAGCTGCAAGAGCTTTACATCATTTAGTCAATAAGTCTGGTAACAAGTTTGCAATTATAGGTACAAACAGAATACTATATGCTTATTCAGGAGGTATATTCTACGATATTCATCCTATTAAAACCACAACAACATTAACAAATGCTTTTACTACAACCAATGGTTCACCCACAGTTACTATAACCTTTAGTACAAGTCATGGAATAAATGCTAATGATATTATTCTTTTAGATAATTTTTCAACAATTACGAACTCAAACTATTCAGCATCAGATTTTGATGACAAAAAATTTATGGTAACATCTGTGCCGACAGCTACCACTTTAACTATTACAATGCCTTCTAATGAATCCGGATCAGGTGCAACAGCGTCTGGTGGAATTAGAGTACAACATTATTACTCAGTAGGACCAGCAACTCAATTACCAGGTTTTGGTTTTGGATTAGGTCAATGGGGTGGAACAGTACCAGGAGAGGCAACAACAACTTTAAATGGAGCATTATTAGACGACACTGCAGGTACAGGCGGATCTGGAACATCTATTACATTAACTGATGGATCTTTATTTCCAAGCACAGGTACAAACTTTATTCAAGTAGGTAATGAAGAAATATCTTATACAGGTAGAACTGGAAACACTCTTACAGGTATTACAAGAGCAGTTAGAAACTCAACTAGATCAGCTCACTCTAATGGTGCAACAGTTACAAATAGTTCTGATTATATTGCATGGGGTGAAGCTGCATCAGGTGACTTGGTTGTTGATCCTGGTTTGTGGTCCATAGATAACTTTGGAGATAAAGTAATTGCACTAATTCATAATGCACAATGTTTTGAATGGGATTCAAATGCAACAAACGCAACAAATAATAGAGCTACAATTATATCAGGTGCACCAACAGCGTCACGTGATATGTTAGTATCAACACCTGATAGACACTTAGTGTTCTTTGGAACAGAATTAACTATTGGTGATCCAACAACTCAAGATGAAATGTTTATTAGATTTTCTAACCAAGAAGATATCAATACTTATCAACCAACAGCGGTCAATACAGCAGGTACACAAAGACTTGCTGATGGATCTAAAATTGTAGGTGCGGTTAGAGGTAGAGATGCAACTTATATTTGGACAGACACCTCTTTATTTACTATGAGATTTATTGGTCAGCCATTTACTTTTGGTTTTCAACAAGTTGGAACTAACTGCGGTTTGATTGGACAGAATGCTGCATTAGAAGTTGATGGTGCTGCATATTGGTTATCAGAAAATGGTTTCTTTAGATATTCAGGTAGTTTGGAAACAATGACATGTTTAGTAGAAGATTTTGTTTATAATGATTTAAATACAACAGCTAATCAATTGATTAATGTTGGATTAAATAATTTGTTTGGAGAAATTACTTGGTTTTATTGTACAGAAAGCTCAACCGTTGTTAATAGATGTGTAACTTATAATTACATGGATTCATCACCACAAAGACCTGTTTGGACAACAGGAACCTTGGCCCGTGGAACATGGCAAGATTCTTCTGTATTTGGTTTACCACACGCAACAGAATACAACGCAAGTGTTGATTCTTCTTTTGATGTAGTAGGTAATACAGAAGGAAGCACCATATACTTTGAACATGAAAAAGGAACTGATCAAGTAGTCGGTGGAGTAACTACGGCAATTGCATCTAGTATTGAATCAGGAGATTTTGATATTACACAAGCAAGATCATCTACAGGACAACAAACAGGTGTTTCAACTTTTAAAGGAGATGGTGAATACCTTATGAAAATTAGAAGATTTATACCTGACTTTTTATCACAAACAGGCAATACACAAGTTACATTACAACTTAGAAACTATCCCAATAGTTCTCAAGCAAGCTCACCTTTAGGTCCATTTACTATTACATCTTCAACTGATAAAATAGATACACGTGCTAGAGCAAGAGCAATTTCATTAAAAGTAGCTAATACAGGAGCTTCTCAAAGTTGGAAGCTTGGTACATTTAGATTAGATACTCAACCAGATGGACGTAGATAATGGCTAAAGTAACAGTAGTATTTACAAGACCAGGAAAAGAATATAAACAACAAGACGCTGATTCTTTAGTTAGAGATTTAGATGGATTGATTGAGAAATTAAACTCTACGTTTCAACAAGATTTAAGAGATGAACAACAAAGATTTACTTGGTTTACAACAGCAAGCCCGGGAGTAAATAATGGCTAACAGATATAAAAATGCACAATTTGATTTAACAACAACTGATGCTACAGATATTTATACTGTACCTTCTGAGTCTAGAGCTATTATACAAAATATACAAGTTGCAAATGTGGGAGGTTCTAATGTAGAATTAAAAGGTTTTGTCTATGATACGTCAGCATCAAGAACTTTTCAATTTGCAGAACAAACTATAAATACAGGGACTTCTAGATCATTGAACAATGGTACAATAATATTAGAAGAAAGTGACAAACTACAATTACAATCAGCTTCTGGTAATATATTTGAAGGCACAGTATCAATACTAGAGTTTGATAGAACATAGGAGAAAAATGCAAGTAATAAAACCAGCAAAAGTAGAAACAACGTATAGACACAAAGAAACTGGAGAGCTTTTTAAAGAAAAAAAAGACTGGGAAGCTAAAGGTTATAAGAACGAGGACATGGCTCAAGACGTAAATGTTATAATGCCTAGTCTTGATTTATTTGGAAAAACAAAATAGAATAGCAAAATGGCCATAACAAACGCACAACAATATAAACAACTACTAGCTAAAGGTGGACGTATCGGACTTAAAGGTGGAGCGGATGCTTCTATGGCAGATTTTGGTACAGTTACGACTCCTGGTGTTAGTGCTGGTAGAAAAGGTCCAGGTCCTAACGTTAATGCTGGTGAAGCAAGTTTCAATGATCTTGGTCCAGCTCCTAGTAGAAAGTCTCGTGAAAGAAATCAAAAAGCATTTAATACAGGTGTCGGAATTACTGATTTAGAAAGATTAAAAGATGAAGGTGTTCCAAAATTAAATGCTCCTGGTTTTTTATCAGCAGGTTTAAATTTTGCTAAACCTTTAAGAGATATAGTGTTAAGAAAAAATATAAATTATTTTAAAGAAAATTTTTCAGGTCCATATACTTTAGATAACTATAAAGAGTTTATGAAAAATAGATTAGATCAATTTACACCTGATAACGATAATGACAATAATCAAATATTTATACCACAAGATATGATGGCCGAAGCACCAAGCATCATGGACCAAGAAACAGAAGTAGAAGAAGAACCTTTTGAAATATCAAGAAGATTTAGAGCAGAAGGTGGTATCATGAATACTGATGTTGTAGGTGGAGAAATGGATTTTGATTCAGCAAGACAGATGTATGGTCTAGGTAAACTTGTTAAGAAAATTACAAGATCAGTTAAAAAAGTTGCAAAGTCACCGATAGGTAAAGCTGCTTTACTTGGTTTAGGAGGTTACTATTTAGGTGGTGGTCAATTTGGTAGTTTAATGAAAGGTGCTAGTAAATTTGGATTTATACCACAAATGACATATGGAAACGCTGCAGGAAGTGGTTTTGGTTTTAGTAATATCTTACCTAATGTTTTAAATATTGCTAAAATGCCAGGGTTAGCAGAAAAAGCATCTAGTATAGGCAGTGTAGGAAATGTTTTAACAGGTATTACAGCAGCATCAGCAATAGCGGGTATGTTAACACCACAACAAGAAGAAGAAGCACAAATGATTTCAGATCAAACAGGGATAGATATAGAGACTATAAGAGCTAATCCTAATGAATATCTAGGAAGAAGATTTAGAGCAGAAGGTGGGTCTATGGATGAGCCGGTTGCTAAAAAGACTATGCCATTATTAGATATGGATGGTCAAGAAATGGATTTAAGAGCTGAAGGTGGATTCGTTCCAATAGGACGTATGGAAAAAGCAGATGACGTGCCTGCAAGATTATCAAAAAATGAATTTGTGTTTACTGCAGATGCAGTTAGAAATGCAGGTGAAGGAGATGTAGACAAAGGCGCAGAAGTTATGTATAACATGATGAAGAACCTCGAATCCGGAGGTGAGGTTTCAGAAGAATCTCAAGGATTAGATGGCGCTAGAGAAATGTTTCAAACATCACAAAGACTAGAGGAAGTAATATAATGGCTATTCAACAATCACAAGTTTTACCTGCACAATTTGTTCAAGATTTAGGACAAGATTTAGCAAAACAAGTTACAGCACAATCAGGTGTACCTGTAGTATCAACTGGTATTGCTGGTATATCACAACAAGCGGGTGAATCTGCTGCAGATTTTGCAGCAAGACAAGATGCTGCAAGAGCATTTACAACAAGACAACAAAGTTTATCAGGACTTGCACCACAAGTAGCAGGTCAAGATGCATTACAAACACAAGCACAAAATTTAGCAACCCAAGGTGTAGGTTCTTTTGCACCTTTTTTACAACAAGCACAAACTGCAGGCACAGCAGCTGGAACAGCATTAGGTGGAGTAGGTTTAGGAGCAACAGCTTTCCAACAAGATGTACAAAATTTTATGTCCCCTTATCAATCACAAGTGATTGATGCATCATTAGCAGAGTTTGATAGAAACAAAGCTATTCAAGAAAAATCAATTTCAGATCAAGCGATTGCATCAGGTGCGTTTGGTGGAGGACGTGAAGGTGTTCAAAGAGCAGAGTTTCAAACAGGTGCAGCAAGAGAACGTGCACTATTACAAGCAGGATTATTACAACAAGGTTTTGGACAAGCACAAGCAGCTAGACAACAAGATATAGCAAATAGAGGAGCGTTAGCATCACAACAACAAAGTTTAGGTGCATTCCAAACAGGATTAGGTCAAACACAACAAGGTGCAACAGGTGTAGATATTTCACGTTTAGGTCAGTTGGGCGCACTGAACCAAGCACAAACACAAGCAGGATTAGATGCTACAAGAGAAGCTGCAAGACAAGCAACGTTCTTACCACAAGAACAATTAGATAGATTTGCTGGTCAAGTAACAGGAATTATGGGTGGTTATCCAGGTCAAACACAAACAACAAATATACCTAATCCTACACCATTACAAACTGCATTAGGTGTTGGTACAACACTTGCTGGTATCTATGGTGGATTATCAGGAGGGAAAGCAGACTTTTTAAATATGGCTGCAAAAGGAGCAAGTTCAGTTTAATATGAATAGAACTTTAAAAAGACCGATGTTTAGAATGGGTGGTTCTACAGGAACTGGTATTACATCAGGGTTAGATAGAAAACCATTAAAAGAAGGAACAGATCCGTACGATAGAGCTTTAACTACAACTGAAAGAGCTATGAAAGATCTTGAAAGATTTAAAGGAGTTAATGCAGGATCAGATAGATTATTACCAGGTAGTTTACCAAACTTTTTAACTTCATTTGGTTTAAATTTAATGTCACAAACACCAAGAGGTGGTTTGTTAGCTACAGCTGCAACAGCAGCTAAAGAACCTTTTCAAACATTTCAAGCAGCACAATTAGCTAAAAAAGATGATAAAATGAACAGAGCTGAAGATTTATTCTCTGGTGCATTAGCATCTGAATATGATCTTGAAGAACAAAGAATTAAAAATTTAAAACCTGGAGATGATAGTAGACTATCTCCTGAAGTTGAAAGAGATATTATTACAAACGCTCAACAAACTATTTTTGATCAAAGAGCTATTATAGATAATCCGGAATCAACACCAGAAGAAATTGCAGCTGCAAAAAATAGAATTACAATTAATCAAAACGTTCTTGTAAAAGAATTAGGTGTACCACCTGAATATGCAGCAATACTTGGCGACCCTGATTTATTTGGTGATGCAATGGCTGATTATGTACAGACAGAAAACAAAAGAAGAATTGATGAGTATGTGGCAAATAATCCTGGTGCTACTCCTAAACAAATACAAGATAACGTACCACAAATGCAAGAAGGTACAGCACAAGCAAGAGACTTTACACTAGATAAATTAAAACAAAAATACTATTACAATGATGGTGGTAGAGTAGGTTTAGCTTTTGGTGGAGATCCAATGATGCCAGAAGTTGCAGAAGCTCCTAAAGAACAAGTCCAAGATTTATCTTATACAGAACTAAGATCAAGACTGCCACAAGAAATATCAAACGACATTGTACAATTATTAGCTAACAGTAAACAAGCATTAATGGACTTTGCAAATATTCAAACTGGTGAAGACATCGCAGCATTTAATCAACAATACGACGTAAATCTGACATTACCACAAGGAGCTTAACATGGAGCCCTTTAAACCTAAAGATAATAGAATTGTTATCGAAAAGGATACCATAGCAGATACTTTACGATCAACAATTACAAAAAAAGACAGACCTGTAAAATTCACATGGAAAGGTGCAGCTAATTTTGCGAACAGTGTGTTTAACACAAACCCTTTTGACCCTAAAAAATTAGAGAGAATAAAAGAACTTACAACTACCAACAACGTTAAAGAAAAAGACTACATAGATTTTTTTGAAGATATGGAAAAAGCTGTTTTGGGTGGTGTACAAAACATTGGTTATTCTTTTGGTGATCTAATTACTACAGGAACTGATGCAGCATTAAATACAAATTTAACAGAAAGATTAGATAAAGCGTATCAAGAAAATAAAATTCAAGACCCAGAAACATTACTTGGAACAGTTAATAAAGTTCTAATTGAATATGGTATACCGGGTGGTGCTGTATTTAAAGTAATGAATAGAGCTAAGAAAATTCTTAAAGGTAAAAAAGCTAAAGATGCAAACGCAGCGGCTAAAGCAACAGGGACCACGGCCAAAGGATCAGACATTGCAAAACGTGTTGGTTATATGGCAACTGCTTTTGGTGCAACAGATTTTATAACATCAGGTGCAAGACAAATAAATGAAGAAGGACCTTTGGTTTTAGAAAAAGAAAGTGAAGATGGTTTAGAAGGAAGAGATTTAGCGCTTGCAAGGTTTAGAAACAAATTAAGGTTTGGTGCTGAAGGAACTATTATAGGTGCAGGTTTTCCTATACTAGGTAGACCTCTTGCAAAGATTGCAACTGTTGGTGCTAAGTATGGTATTATGAAACCGGCAGGTTATGCATTAACAGGTGTAGATACTTTAGTTGTAAGACCAGTAACTTATCTTGCAGCAAATATACCTGGATCTACAGCAGCAGGTAAAGCAATTAGAAATGCTAGTAGTTATGTTGTTGATAAAGCGTTATCACCTTTGAAAGTAGGAACGGGTGCAAAACAATTACCATCATTTGATAAATGGAGAATGTTTTCTACAAAAAGTAGTGACCCATTAGAATCAAGATTAAAAAAATTAGATAACTTTTTATCTGCATTTAGATCATTAGGTAAAGGAACTGGTTTAAAATATCAACTTACATCAGAAGCAAACAGAGAAATAAAGGCAAGATCTAGAACTATAGAAAAATATTTAGAATCTATGGAAAAAAAATCATATGATTTAGCTAAAAGTTTTGAAGGACAATATAATTCATTAACTACATCTCCTGCAAGTAGAGACTATTATTTGGATAAAGTATTAGCTTTCTTAAAAGGTCAAACT